GAAGATGAAGATGAAGAAGATGAATTAACTTATGCTGAGGGTGGTGAAAAAATAACATACATGTCTGAAGATCAAATTAGAGCTTTTATGGCAGAAGGTGGACAAGTTGAATTTTTATAAATAATTAATTATGTACTATAAAGTAAGAATAAAATCTTTACCAAAAGCAAAAGTTGGCTATCAAGTAGATGGTTCTTTAAAAAATGATGTGTCATCATTTGGTGACAGCAAGACTAATTTTAAAGATCATTCTAATGTTAAGGTTACTAAAAGTATAACTGCAGTACCTAGAAAAGATGCTAACTTAGAAGCTGAAGGTGGAGAAACTGTAATAGGTAATATAGATGGTAGTAAAATTCCTTCATTTTTTAATATAGAAGGTCCAAGACATACTAAAGGTGGTGTACCATTAAATCTTCCAGATGATAGTTTTATTTTTAGTGATACCAAAGCTATGATGATTAATGATCCGGTATTATTAAAAATGTTTAACATGCCTACAAAAAAAGGTGGTTATACTCCTGCAGAAATGTCTAAAAAATTTGATATCAATAGATATAGAGAAATCTTACAAGATCGTAATTCAGATAAGTTAGATATAAAAACTGCTGAAATGATGATTAAAAATTATGTTATTAAATTAGGTGCACTTGCTCTTGCTCAGGAATCTAAAAAAGGATTTCCTCAAGGAATCCCTAAGTTATCTGAACCATATATGGAAGCTAATGGTATTACTGAAGAAGATTTAATACCTAAAAAAGAAAATCCAAAAGGTCAACAGCAATCTAAAAATAATAAGATGCCTCAAAAAGAGGAAGAAAAAGTTACAGAAATGCCAAGTGGTGAACCAACTGCACAACCAAAAGAAGAAATGATGAGATATGGTGGAATGAGAAGATTAAGAAGAGCTCAAGAAGGAATGCAACAACCATCTGAAGAAGAAATGATGATGATGCAACAACAACAAGCTCAACAGCAACCACAACAAAGTGGTCAAGATCAACAAATGATGCAAATTATGCAACAAGTTGCAGAAGCTTTACAACAAGGTGCTAAACCTGAAGAATTAACTGCTGAATTATTGCAAGGTCAAGTTCCTCCTGAAGCAATTATGCAAATTTTTGCAGAATTAGGAATGCCTCAAGAACAAGTACAACAACTTGTAATGGGTGTTATGCAACAAATGCAAGGTGGACAAGAACAAGATCCAAGACAGCAACAACAGCAAATGTCTGAAGAAGATATGATGGCTATGCAGCAACAAGACCCAAGTCAGATGCAACAAGCTCCTATGGCAGCTTATGGTATGTCTATGGGTGGATATGATATGCCAGATTATATGGCTTATGGTGGTAGTTTGTATAAGGCTCAAGATGGTGTTACTGTAGGTGGTTATAATGCTAGAAGAGAAAAAAATTTGCCTGCAGTTGGTGGCAACGATGGTTGGAAATCAGGAGATGTTGTTGGTGGAGGAAAAAATGCTAAAGGAGTTTATAGAACTACAAAAAAACAAGGAGTAGATGTAAAATATTATACAGGTAAAGGAGGAGGATCTGAAGAAGGTGTAGCACAAGGAATTTGTAAAAAACTTCAAGCATCTGGTGATATTGAAGAAGCAATTAGAGAAGCTTTTCCTGCATATTTAAAAGGTAAAAAAGAAGGTGATGATGGTTATGCAGAAGCAATGATAGCTGCTGTTGCTAAATTAAAAGCAAATCCACTTTATACAGATTGTATTGAAGCTTCTACAAAAAAGTTTGAAACAAATGAAGCTTTATATAATGATGAAGTAGGTGACACACCTTGTCTTTGTAAAAAAACTGATGGCAGTATATATAAAGATGCTCAAGGTAATACTAAAGCAGCTCCTAAAGATCCTACAACTGGTGAATGTATAACTGATGATCCATCATGTTATGAATCAACAACAACTCCATGTGTTGAAGGATCAGATGAATATATAAATAAAGAAAAAGAATGTACTGCTGCTGGTAAAAAATTTAATGGTCCAAAATGTGATTGTGAAGAGACTACTGAAGGATGTACTGAAGGTACAGATGTTTATAATAAAGCAAAAGCTATCTGTGATGCAAAAGGAGAAGAATTTGATCCTTCAATTTGTAATTGTGCAACAACTCCTGGTGAAAGAAAACCTGCTGAATGGTGGTTACAAGATAATGTAAACACTATGGGTGCTGCATCTGATTTAGCAAGTATTAAAAAGTATATGCCATGGGAAGCAAGAGTTGATCTTGAAGAACCAAGACCTACATTTTTAGATCCTACAAGAGAGTTAGGTGCACAATCTGAACAAGCTAATATTGCTTCTCAAGCTTCTGCATCTTTTGCAGGTGCTCAAGGATTAGGTGCCAGAAATGCTGCAACTCAAGGAAATGCTGCTGCACAAGCTGCAAATACTTTAAGTAATATAAATAATCAAAATGTAAACATAGCAAACCAGTTTGAAGGTACACAAGTAGGTATAAGAAATCAAGAGTCTATGTTAAATCAACAAATGGCAAATAGAGTTTTTGATAAAAATACTATTGCTAATCAACAGTTTGATAATGCTAAGTTACAAGGTAGACAAAACTTAAGAAATGCTTATAATACTGCAGTAACTAATAAATGGAAAACTGATGCTCTTAATCAAATGTATCCTAACTATCAAACTAGACCTGGTGTTGGTGGAAGAGTAGAATATACTCCAACTGATAAAACACTTGATACTACAAAAAGAAAAAATTCTTATGCAGATGCAGAAGAACATTGTAAAGATCAATCAGGTAATGCCTTAAATAATTGTATTAAAAATTATATGGAATACAATGCACAATATGGTGGTGAATCCTTTGAGTATGGAGGTTATGTCTATACAGTATATCCTAATTATTAACCAACTAAATTTTTAAAGTTTATTAAACTTATAAAATTTTAATATATTTACAATATAGATAAAGATAAATTATGGCAACGTACATCCAAGGTGTCACAGATTACATTCCTCAATTTCAGCCTTTTGAGCCTGACTACAATTTCTATCAAAATATTATGCAGACTAAACAGTCTCAATATGATAATAATTGGAAGGCTTTAAATAGTATGTATAGTGAATACTATAATGCTGATTTAACAAGAGATAATAATATAAAAAAAAGAGACACATATTTAAAAGACATTGAATTTAATTTAAAAAGAGTATCACAGTTAGATTTATCTTTAGAACAAAATGTTAATCAAGCTTCTCAAATATTTAAACCTTTTTATGAAGATGATGCTTTAATGTCTGACATGGTTAAAACCAAAAAAGCTAAATCTCAAATTTCTCTTGGTGAAGGTTACTTAAGTAAAATTGATCCAATACAAAATAAAAAATATTGGAGTGAAGGAGTAGATAAAATTAAGTTTGAATTACAAGAATTTAAAGATGCTACTGATGAAGAAGCTGGAAATGTTGAAATATCAAACTATACTCCTAACAGAGATATTACTGCAGAACTTAGTAAAATTACTAAAGATTTTGGAAATGTGCAATTTGCACCTGAGTTTAAGAATGGTTATATAATAACAACAACTAATGGTGAAAAGTTAGTTGAACCGTTATATAAATTATATGAAGCTAGTCTTGGTGATGATCCAGGAGTACAAGATTGGTTTAGAACTAAAGCATATGTAGATAGAAAAAGATATGGTGTAACTAATGCAGCACAGTTTGGAGGAGATAAGAATAAGGCAGAAATGAAATATTTAGAAGACAAGTTTACTGTTCTTAAAGATCAATCTATTGCTCAGTATGATCATTTAAATGAAGTCAATACAAATTATGATGCTCAGTTACTAGACTTAGAAAAACAAAAAAAAGAAAATAAAGGAGGACCAAATATTGATAAAGAAATTGCTCAACTTAAATTAAATAAAGACATCAATACTAAAGTATTAAATAGAGCAAAAACAAATGCTGACATCATGAAGGAAACTGTTGATGCTGATGGTAAATTTAAAAATCCTTATGGTGATGTAAAATCTTTAAGATGGAAAGTAGATAATGGAATGGCAGCTGCTTTAATGCAAAAACAATTTTTAGAAGATGCTAATTTATTTGCTTTAAAAAATATGAAGACTGATGTTAAAGTTGATCAATATAAACTTGCATCTTATAAAAATGAATTAGAAAGCCGTCTTGTTGCTCAAAGAAATGCAGCAACTATGAGTGCAGCACGTACAAGAGCTGGTGCTACAATAAAAGCAGCAAATATTAGAGCTGCTGCTGAGAAAGAAGCTGCTTATGGTAAATATTTAGTTGATACTAAACAAGGTTATATGACTGAAGATCCTGATGGTAATATAGTTTTTGCAAAATATGAAAATCAAAATAAAACTTTTTCTGAACCCAAAGGTTCACTTAAAACTGGTGCTATTACAGATGAAACAAATAAGTATTATCAAAAAATGAAAGTAGATACACAAATGCTTATTGGTGAAAATAATGCTCAAGGTGTACTAAAGAACATGACTCATATGTTAAATGATTTAGTTTCTAGTAACAAAATGAGTCAAGCAGAAGCTACTGAAATTTTAAGTTATAGTAAAAATAAAAAAGTTACTTTAGATGCATTTGACAAACAAATAAAAGATGATAAATCAATAAATTGGTATTTAACAAATAGAATTGGTGACAATGATCTTAAAAAAATTGTAAATAGATTTAATAATTATATTTCAAATCATAAAGGAGATAGTACTTTTACTACATTTCAAAAAGATAATGAACCATATAGAGCTTATGTAGCTGGTAAATTAACCTTAGATGACACTTTTAGATATTTAGATGAAACTGAAAAGTGGAAAATAAAAACATCAAAACTTATTGAAAGTAAAATAAGTAGTGAACTTACTGGTGAAAATAAACGTAATGTTCAATATTTATTTGATGAAAGTGGAAACAAAAGAACAAGAGATGAATACTTTGCTGCATTAGCAAAAGCAGGAAGATATACTTATGATGGAAGATCTTATTGGGAAAAGTTTAAAGATATGATACCAGGTATTGGTAGATCTGAAGGTGGAGATTATGAAGAGTATGACTTTTTTAATATAAGAGCTAATAAGTTATATAGTGATAGTAAATTTATGAAAAATAATAATGGAGGTTTACCTGGAACTGGTACTGGTATGGCAGTAGATGCACTAAGTTCAATTGTTGTACATCCTAATAATCCTGTTGGTAGAACTTATTGGGGAGAAGCCATGTATGATTTAGATAAATTTGATTGGCAAAATTCTAAAACTGATAGAGTTTCTTTTATGGGTTATAGTGCCAATGCTTATGATAAAGCTGGATCTGATCTTAAAAGAAATGATTTAGGTTTACAAATATTAAATAAGTTTAGAGCAGATATTGATAATCCTAAAAGTAAATTTGGAGTAGTTAAACTTACTGTATTACCTATGGCAGGTAGTAAAAGTGATATAGGAGGTTATATTTTAAAACCTGATATAGAGTGGATTACTGAAAATACTCGTCAATTAAATACTGATGGTTCAGTTAAAAAATCAGGAATATTAAGTCAAAATCAAGCAGATTTAATGTTAAAAAATGGTATTACATATATGATGAAAAATAAAGAAATGGAAAGTCAAATGTATAAAGATTATTTTGAAGATCCTCTTGCTGCAAATATTAGTAAAGGTAAACCATATAAATATGAAGATCTTACAGATAATGATTATAAGTTTCAAATTAATAAAAGTTTAGGAGGTCCAAGTGATTTTACTGTAACAGGTACTTTTCCTTTTATTGATCCTAATACTGGTAAAAAAACAATTGAAACTTTTACTGAAAGTTCAACTGTTTATGGAAATCAATTAACTGAATTTAGAAATTCATTAGTTAATGAATTTTTTCCAAATCTTAAAGATGATTATTTTACTACTTTTCAACAATTGAATAGTTATGGCATTAAATAACAATGAAGAAGGTTTTAATCCTCTTGATACATTAGGACCTGCTGTAGGAAGTATAAATTCTCTTAATCCAGATGCTAAAAATTATACTCCATTTGAAGGTGATCCAATTGATTTTGGTAAAGCAAATCCTCCTGCTTTAGAAAATCCATTAGTTCCAAAAGGTTTAGTTAATCAATCAAAAAATGTAAGAAAATATATTGTAGGCACACCTCCAAAAAAAGGTGGTATTACATATAATAGCAGAGGTATAGATCCTAAACAAAAAGTTTCTTTAATTAAGAATTATTTAACATCTTTATCAAAATCACATGCACAAAAAGGTTCAACTGCAAAATTATATTCTTATAATGCTGGAAGTAGTGGAAATGCACACTTTAAAAGATACTATGCATATGGAGCAGAAACATTTGATAAAATAGGATTTAATCCTATGAAAGATAATGAGTCTACTTTTAATGAAAATACTTCTGCATGGCAAGACTTTGGTAGACAATTAACACATTCTTTTGTACCATTATTTACAAGAGGTTTTGTAGCTGGACCAAAAAGTTTATTAAAAATGGTTCATGGTGATTTTACTAGTGGTGATTTAGATGATGCTAGAGAATATGAAGAAGCAGCTGCTATTGGTACATCTACTAAAAAAGGTTTAGTTCCTTTTTTTAGTAATACATTTATGAACTTTGGTTATACTGCAGGAATTATTTCTGAAATAGTAACTGAAGAAATTGCTGCTGGTCTTTTGGCTCCGGTAACAGGAGGTTTAAGTTTTTTAGGAGCTACAAAAAATTCTTTAAGTAATGTATATAAAGCAGCAAAAGGACTTAAGTTTGCTAAAGATGCAGAAAATACAGTACAAACTGTACAGTCTTTAAATAATTTAAAAAGTGCAAATTCATTTTGGAAAGATGCAAATTATCTTTTAGATACTCCAGTAGGTTCTTTTCTTAATCCAATAAATAATGCTAGAAGATCCTTTCAAAGTGCTAAAGCATCTAATCTTACAAATTTAGCTACAGCTTTTAGAACTGCAGGTGGATTTTATCAAGATGTAAGAAGTATAAATGCAGCCATATCTGAATCTAGATTAGAAGCAGGAATGGTTCAGGATAAAGTTTATAACAATAAATATGATCAATTTTATTTAAGAAATAAAAGAGCCCCTACTAATGAAGAACAGGAGGACATGACTAAAGTTTCTGTAAAATCTGGTTTAGAAACTTTTTATAAAAATGCTGGATTAATATATGGAACAAATAAAATAACTTTTGGAAACATTTTAAATAAAGGTGGTATAAAAAATTACTTTAAAAATGCTACTCAAGATATAATGAATGTTTCACATAAATCTTTTGGTACCATAGGTAGAGTATTATATGATAAAACAGCTAAACAATTTTTATATCAATCATCTGTTGGATATCAAGGTTTTAAAAATTTAGCAAAAAGTTGGATGAAAGAACCTCTTTCTAAATCAGTACTTGGTTCTGTTAAATATTTTAAATCTAATTTTTCTGAAGGATTTCAAGAAAATGCACAAGAAATTATTGCAAGAGCTAATGAAAAATGGTATACTGATTCTTATAATAGTCCATATTTAAAAGCAAGTCTTTTTAATAATGCTGTTAATAGTATTAACCTAAAGAATAATTCAGGAACACCATTAAGTATTTATAATGAAGAACTTAATAAAGAGTTTTCAGCACAAGGATTTGAAACTTTTGCTTCAGGTTTTTTTATGGGAACATTAGGTGGAGGCATGAACAAAACTTTTTCATTGTTACAAAATGCTTATGGAAGAATTTTTGATAAAGCAGGCTATAAAGCTTGGACAGAACAAAAAGAAGCAGTAACAAATACTTTGGTAAATGAATTAAATAAGATTGATATAAATGATTTATTATCTAATAGATATGTAAATGCAGGTTCTCAAGATACATTGTCTTTAATAAAAGAACAAGCAAATACAAAAGAATCTAAAGATGCTGAGTTAGACTCATTAATCAACCAAGTTTCTACTATGATAAGAACTGGTTCTTCTGAAATTTTTCAAGATAAATTAAAATCATTAAGAGATGTTTCTGATGAAGCATTACAAGAAGAATTAAAGTTTGATGATTTAAAAGATGCTGAAAGATATAGATTAAAAATAGATAAGACAATAAATAAAATTGATTCTATAAAAGAAGCTTATGAAACTGTTTCTGAAAATTTTCCAAATCCAATAAATAATGACAACATGCCTGATAGGAGTGATCCTAATTATGTAGAAGCTGCTGCTCTTAGAAATGGTTGGGATGTTGCAGTTAAAAATATTGTTTATGCAAATGAAGCATTTAAAGATGTTGCAAATAGAATTAGTAGCATTAAGCAAACTTATTTAAAAAATAGTACTTTAAAAAATGTTAGTAGTTCAAAAATTTCACCATTATTTCAAGTTAAGTTATTAGCTGATAGTATTAATTCTTTTGAGTTAGAATTAGATATGTTAAAAAAAGGAGTTAAGTCTAAAACTTCTACAACTATAGAGTCAGATAAAATTAAAATAAATGATTTAGAAGAAGAAATTTCAACTTTAAAAGAGTTTAAAACTTCATATGATGCATTTAATAGATTTACTAATAGATCAGAATACACTAAAGAAGTTCAAGAAGAACTTCAACAAGATACAGAACAAGATATTACTGCTGAAGATATTGAAGAAAAAATGTCTAAGTTGTATGGTAAAGAAGATGATGAAGAAAAAATGATTGAACTATTAAGTAATCTTAAAAAATCTCATGACTCTTATTTACGTACATTAGCAAAAGCTCAGGATACTAATATTTTTAGTACAGAATTAGATGATGCTTTTGTACAACTTGTAGACTTTTATAAATTAAATAAAGACTCTAGAAATTTAGCATCTCATATAGAATTACTTAGTGATCCTGAAAATTTTTATGGATTAGTTAGAAAAAATACAGAATGGTCTAAAAGACTATATAAAAATAGAAAAAAATATTTTAGAGATTTAGTTAAACAAGAAATTGCTAATATTGAAAGTAATGCATTATTAAATGCAATGGCTGATGAAGGCCTTTATATGAGTGCTAATGACTATTCTGACTGGCAAACACTAAGAACTAGACCCTCTGAGTTTTTTAATTCAATAGACGGAGAAGTTTATAAAATAGATACTGTAAAATATAATGAAATATATGATAAGTATTTATCAAAAGATAGAGATTTAAAAGCAAAATCTAAATTTTCAGAAGTAAGTAATGTAATAGCTGATTATACTGAAGAACTTGTTAAATTAGAAGAAAAAAAACAAAATGAACTTGATCTTTTAGAAAAAACAGTTACACAAATTCCTGAAGAATCTATTAAATTAAAAGGAAATAATAAATCAATTAGTATTACAGAAGTTAACAATGAATTAAATAATAATTCTTATATTGAACTTACTCCAAAAAATTCTGAAACAACAATAATATTATACAAAGATGATCAAGGAGTATTAAGATACAATGATGAAACAGGAGATGTATATGATTTAAATGATAAAACTAGATTTACTGAAAACAAAGTTTACTCTGAAGACTTGATTCCAGATCCAATAAAAGTAACTGAGATAGAAAATAGATATGCTAAAGAAAAATTAGATATTATTGAAAACTTTAAAACTTCTAGAAGTCTAACTGATTTAGAATTTGAAGATCCTTATATTATAGGTGAATCAGATTTTAAAACTATGTCTGATGGATTAAAAGATAAACTTTACAAAGATTTTCAAACTACTTTGCCAAGTAAAACAACTGAAGATAAAATAAATGCTCCTGATGATTCTTCAAAAGCATTTCAAGATTGGGTTAATACTGATTCTTCTGCAAAAGCTATTATTGATGAATTTAATAAAGATATTGAATTAATATCAGAATTTACTTTTCAAAATAATGATAAAACTGTTAATACTAATGACTTAACTACTAGTCAAATAATAGATGTTGTTAATGAAAAAAGTAAAGAATTAAATAAATTAAGAGAAGAATTATCTAAACTTAAAGAAAATGATCCTAATTATAATATTAAAAAATTAGAAATTGAAACTTTAAGTGAAGAAACAAAAAAATTACTTAAAGTTAATAAGTCTAGAAGTTTACAAGAAAGAACAACTCCTCAAAAAAAGGTAATTAAAGAAATAGAAAAACTTATAGCATTAAATAAATCAGTTCAAAAAGATTATGTACTAACTGAAGATGACCCGGTAACAGGTCTTAAAAAAGGAGATAAAGCCTATTTAATAGATAACTTAGTACACAGACGTGTTACTAATGCTATACAAGCTTATTTAGAAAAATATGAGTATAGTAGTTATAAACTAGTAGAAAAATCATATGATGATACTATTAGAAAAAATGGTCTTAATGAAGCTTCTGTAGATGCCTTTATTAAACTTTTAAAAGATGGTGGTGCATCAGGTATTAATGATAAATTATTTACTGAGTTATCTAAAGATATAAAATCTTTTATAACATCTAATGTAATAAATAATGAAATTGAATCTTTAAATAACCAAATTAAATTTTTAGAAGAAGATATTAAATTATCTAAAAAAGCAAAAAATGAAGATAGAGTTAAAACTTTAAATGCAGAATTAAAAACTTTAACTGCAGAATTAGCTGCTTTAGGTACAGATACTAAAGCTGATATAGAAAGAAAAACTACAAAAGTAATATCTTCAGAAATTGTAGAAAAAGGAAATAGAAAAGGTCAAACAAGAACCGTAACTCAGACTAATTTTGTAGAAAATGTAGAAGGTATATTAGTAAGTGTAACAGAGTATGAAGCAAAAGTTGGAGACACTACCGTAACATTAGGAGGGAAAACAATGACTGTTAAAGAATTTAAAGAAGAGTTTCCCTTAGATGAAGATTATAAAGGAATATTTGAAGGTCTGGATGATGATGCAAAAATTACAGTAAGAAAAGTAAAAAGAACTCCTACTAACTCAAGATTTGATAGTATTGTAAGTATTATATCTGCCGAGTTTGGTAAAATGGATGTAGGTACTAAAAAAAATGATAATGCTTATAATGCAGAACTAGCTGCTTTAGATACAACTGTTGAAACTGATATAAACAATGAAGAACTTTTTGACAAAGTATTAAATTTAATATCAGAAAAATCTTATGAAGATGGAAGAGTTGCTGGTAACTATGTAGATTTAATTAAAGATTATTTTCAATATGGAAAAAAACCTGAGTTTGATGAAAAAATAATTTCTAAAAAAGCATATGAAGAATTATTTAATGATGATACTGGATATATAGTTCAACTAGGTAAGAAATTTAAAGATGAAGGTTACTATATTGTAGGTAATAATTTAGTTGTTTGGGATTCTAATATTGTTACTGAAGAAGGTAAAAAAGATAGAATTGCTGGAGAAATAGATTTAATTGTAGTTGATAAAAAAGGTAATGCATTTATTATAGATATCAAAACAGGTTCTAAAAGTAAATGGACAAATTTTAATTCACCAACAAATAGTTTTGATAATAAAAAATATTCAAAAAGAAATGAATATACTTTACAACAAGCAGTGTATAGAGAGTTATTAAAAAGACAAACTGGTGTTGAAACAGAAATAGGATTATTACCAATAGAAAGAGAATCTGATAAAGAAACAGATCAAATTATTTCTGCTAAAAAACCATTAGCAGCAGGTTTAGCAAAAGAAGTAATTTATGAATTTGATGCTGATGGTAAGGTTAAGAAAAAGAAATTTAAAGATCCTAAAGGTGATAAAGACTTTGAAGAAAAAATATTTAAAACAGGTCCTAATAATGCAATTAATGATGTATTTATTCCTCTTTCATTAGAAAGTGTTGCGGAAGAAATAGATGATTTATTAGCACCTAAAGATGATGAAGGAGCTCAATCTTTTTCTTTTGAAAGTCCTGATATAAAACAAACATCACAAGAAGTACAACTTTTAAAAAATAAGAATGCAGTTATTATTAACAGTTATAAAAAAGATTTAGAAAATAGTCAAATATCTTTAGATAAGTTAGAAAATATATTAAAATCAATTACTATACCTGATATTTCAAATATAGCAATTGGTAATGCTTTTATTGCTGACAGACTTAAAGTATCTGAAGATGGAGATAATAAGTTTAAAAATTATTATGATAAACATAAATCATTTGAAGATAGTACAAAACCTCCTCATGAAAATCAATTAATGGCAGCTAAAATTTTAAATGCTACTAAAATTATTACTGATGTAGAATATCAAGCAATAGAATCTCAAGATTTAAATATGGCAGAAGTTTCTGAACTTATTCATAATGCTGTAATAAGAATTGAATATTTAATTGCAAATGATACTTCTAATGCACAAGAATTTAAAGTATATCAAAAAACATTATTTTCTTATATGGGTCAATCTTCTTTTCATATGAATTTACAAGATACAGTTAATGTACTTGGCAATTTAAATAAGACAAATTATAATTCTTTATTAACTAATGAAATTTTAAAATTAACAAATAAACTACAATATGCAAAAATTGATTTTCAAAAAAAGAATATTCTAGGAAGTATTGAAAAGTTAAATAATTTAAAAGATAATTTACTATCTTTATATGGTGAAGTTAAAGAAGAATTTGTTAGTCCTATAGAAGTTAATTCAAGATATTTTAAAAATAATAAAGATTATACACAAGTTACAGTTATGAAAGTTGATGGAGATAAAATTACTATAAAAGGAAATAGAAAAAATTCTAAAGAATCAATTGTTAATACAAAAGATTTATTAAATAAAGACCTTTATTTAACTTCTGAAGATATTGAAAATTTAAAATCTGAAGAAAGTACTTATGAAGCAAATGAGTCTGAAAAAACTATTTTAAAAGAAGTACAAAATACTACTGATACTTTTATAAATTCTACTGAAGATAAAAATAAAGCAACTGAAATAGGATTAAAAGATAATATTAAAAAAATTGAAGATGATTTATTAACCAAAATTAAAAACTGTCAATAATGATTACTTGTTCAATTAATAATCCTGAAATTGTTAGTTTATTATATTCACACATAACAGCTCAATTTAAAATATCTTCTAAAGAAGGTGTTTTTAATTATGAAAATTATTTAAAAAGTTTATATAAAAAGTTTGCTGAAGCTACTTCACCTGAAGTAGCAGCTAAATATTTACAGTCTGTACCAAGATTAATTATTGATGTAGCAAATACAAATTTATCTTTTATAGATATTGATGTTGATTTATCATCTTTAAGAAAATTAAGTGGACAGTATATGTCAGATAATGCAATCAATATAATAATTGATACTTTATCAGATAAAAAAATAAACTTAAAAAATATTATAGATAGAATAAAATCAAATGAAATTGAAGAAGAAGATGATGAAAATGAACCACCAGAACCTTCTAGTAAATCAAAAAGATTATTAACTGCTTCTCCATTGAGTGGAACATTACAAACATTAAAATCTAAAGATCCTAATAAAAAGTTAATCATAGAAGAAGATGATCCCGGTAGAGCACATATAGTAAAAGCACTTGAAAACATATCAGCTTCTCAAAATATGGAAGAGGATATATATACTGTTATGTATCAGGGTAAAAAATTAATGTTTAAACCATTTATTTTAAATGATTTTTTTACTAAGAATGAAAGTTTACTTGATCCAACTACTATAACTGAAGTTAAGGATTCTAGACATTTATCATCACAAGGAAAAAATCAAAAAAATGTAATTCAGGCAGATGAAAAAATAATCTTAGTAATCACTGATACAAACGGTAAGTTTTTATATTTTGACAAAGATGGTAATTTAGCTGAAACTGGTAAAATTGTTTATCAGTTTATGAGAAATGCTTCTGTTGAAAATAATAAAATAGTTGTAAAAGATTTTTATGGTAAAGCTATAACTATACAATCTGCAGAAACTATATACAAAAATACTTATGATCCAGAAATAAATGGTTCTACAGCTGAAGACCAGGCTTTATTTCTTAAAGAAATTAAAGAGACTTTAAAAAAAGAATCAGAACAACTGTTAGCTCTACAAAATAAAATTAAAAATAAAAAAAATACAGAAGACTTATTATTACCAATAACAAATATATCAACTGGTATTACAGAAAATAAAATTAGTGATACATATAAGTTAAAAGAATTAATAGATAGTACGCTATTTAATAAAGAGAGTTTAAAAACTATTGATGCTTCATCTAAAAAAGCAACTATATCTTTTAAAAATGAAAAAGTTGAAATTGACAGAATGAAAATGTCAGATCAACTTGCAATAAAAATTGCTAAAGTTTTAACTAATAAAAATTTAAAAAATAAAGTAAAATTAAATTTTGTAAAGCAGTTTTTATTCTTAGATTCTAAAGGTAATAGAAACTTTTTAATTAAAGAAGAAGGTTCTAATTTAATATTTAAAATAATTGACAAAGATTCTAAAGAAATTATTGAAGAATTAAATGTATCTAATATATCTGATGATAGTATTGAAGATTATGAAACTAAAATTAAAAATATTTTCTTTAATAATCCTCCATATCTTTTTTATAACAATGAATTTATTAAAGGAAATCATGTTTATAATGATTATAATACAGAAACAAAAGAAATTGTTCAAGCTGATTATTTAGATTTAATTATTAGTTTAAATCCTAATATAGATTTTAAAAACATATCTAATGATGTTTTTAATTTTGTGGTAAATTTTTCAGCAGAAGATGTATCTTTTGATAATATAAAAGAAAGTATAGAATCTGATGAAGTTGAATCTGAATTATCTTATGATTATTTTTTAGAAAAAGCTAGAAAAGACCTTGCAGAAAACTTTAAACCTGGTCAAAAGTTAAGTTTTTCACTGTTTAATGTTATTAAAAGAGCTCTTGATAATGGAGAATTTAATACTCAAGAACAATTTACAAAAATTATAAATGAGTGGACAGAAATGTCAAGTTATGATGGACAACCTTCAGCCATTACTAATAAACAAAAAGAATATTTTAGAAGTCAATTTTTAGCTTTACCTAAAGAAAAAGTTGAGACTAAAGAAGTTAAAGAAATAAAATCAGAAACAGATGTTATTCAAAATACTATTGTTCCAGGAGCAGCTAGTCCAAATGATACTGATACTGGTATTGATATAAATCATCCAATATTTAAAGGTCTTGATAGAAAAGGATTTAAAAAAGAAAAAATAACTCAAGAACAACTTGAAGATATCAATACTTGGTGGAATAGTAAAGCACTTGAACCATTAAGAAAAGTAATTTCTTTTAAACAAGTGTTTAACTTAGTTAATTCAGATGTTTATGCAACATTTATAGTTAATGCAAGTAAAATAGCTAATCCAGATGGAAGTTTAGCAACTATAGCAGTAAATAGAAAACAAGGAGACATATTCCAAAATCTTACTTTGTATCATGAATCATGGCATATATTTTCACAATTGTTTTTGACTCCTCAAGATAAAATTAAATTATATACTGAATTAAGAAATTATACTGATTCAAAAGGGAATAAACCAAATATAAATAAATCTTATTTAGAGTTAGAAGAAATGTTAGCTGAAGATTTTAGAAATTATGCTAAAAATCAAAAGCCAAGTCCTGAGACACCAGTTAAAAATACTTTGTTTAGAAAAATGCTTAATTTTTTAAAAGCATTATTTGGTAAACTAAATGTTTTTTCTAAAAAAGATATACTTGTTGATAGCATGAATTCTCCTATGGCAAAAGACTTATTTAATAAGTTATACATAGGAGAAATTAATAATTATAAACCTTTAATAGAAAATGCTATTTTATATGAACTTGACCGTGGAATTAGAAAAGTTAATAATCCTTCTATAGATATATTAAGTAATCAAGATTCTTTAGAAGTAACAATGACAATAGATAATATATGGGCTGAGCTATTGAGTGACATATATAATAAAAGAAAAGCAGCTGGAAAACAAAATTTAAAAGCAGCTAATGTTTTATTTTTAAAAGGTATTGAACAAAAAGAATATTTGTATAGAGAAACTAAAAAAATTCTAGAAGATAAACTTAAGAAAGAACAAGAAAAATTTAATAAAATAGAAGGTGTAACTGAAAATTATACAGAGTTAATTACTGATTCTATATCAGAAACTGTTTTAAGTCCGGAACAATCTGTTATACTTGATAATATAAGAATACTACAAACAACACTTGATAACTGGGGAAGTAAAGGGTCAGGTGTAATTAAATATCATTCAGAAAATAGTGATTTTAAAACTTCAAAAAAAGTATATGATATTGCAGTAGATGCAAAAGAAGAAACAGAACAAGAAGAAGGAGTTGATGAATTAACAATAGATGCTGTACCTGGAAAAATATCACTTCAGGACATGTTATCTAAAGAAACTATATATGTAATAAAATCTTTATTTAAAGTTGTTAGAAACAAAAATGGAGATATTAGCACACCTGTTGATAGATTTGGATTTAAAGAAAGAGCTGATTTTTCAGATATATTTAATATGTTATATGGAATAATTGGTAATATATCCAATAGAGATGAAGCATATAAAAAATTAGAAAAAGAATATAAAAAATATCCAGAATTAAAACAATTCTTTGAAGAAAAATATCCTGAACCTAACACTACAAATACTTTTGAGTATGACTTAAGTGTATCATTTTTTAATGATTTTGGAAAACCTAATGTTAAATATGTACAATTAGTTGCATCCCGTGATGAAACTGTAAACTTTCAAGTAATTGAACTTTCTATGGAAACTTCTTCTATTATTGAGAAGTGGATATCTGAATTTAATAGTTTAAGTATTTATAATGAGTTTATAGATGTTGTAGCTAATGTCCCTAATTTAAATTTAGATAAAGTTGTTAGTGAATTTAAACAAACAAAAGAAAATGAACTTGATAATAATAAACAATTAGAATTTGCAAATGCCATAGGAATAGGATTAGCTAATAATAATAATATTAAAGATGAATTAAAAAATAATTCTACACCTTATGGATTAAAATATATATTTAGAATTTTAAGTGCATTTAATAATGTTGATAAACTTCCACAACAAACACAAACAGCTTTACAAAAAAAATATATAAAAGACTTTAAAGAAAATCCAATAAAAATATTAAAAGAAGAAATTCCTAAAAATATTTTACCAGAGATAGATAAAGTAAATGTTATTAAACAAAATACACAAATAAAAAATTTAGCAAAACTTCAATCTCAATATGGATTTGATAGTTCAACTAATGCTGTAATTAGAGCTGATGGTAATGTTGCATATGAAACAATGAATGCAAGTTCAGTTACAAATAACTTATATGCAATAAATTCTGTATCTAAACAAGATGAATTATGGAATGGTAAAAACCCTATTCTTAATCACATGAATTTTTTAGATCCAAAAATAAATGCTTTTACCAAAAATCTTGTAATGTTTCAAAGTTTATTTGGTATAGATAAGGTTAAAATTAAAGGCAAAGATTTAAATTTAATTGTTATAGATGGTACTTCTGAAATGGATGGTTCAGGAACAATAACTACTAAACTAGACCCTTTTAGTAAATTTATACAGGATATTAATATGATGCTTCTTAATGGTAAAGCTGAGTTAGGAAGAACAGCAGATAAGAAGATGTCTTTTGGTTTAACAGTGAAAGGAGGTTTACTTAAACCAACTCTTGCAGATGGAACAAAAGGAACTGATGATAATATTTTTGTTGATCCAATAATGTTTACTTCTCAAGAAGACGCTGGTGAAATGTATGCTATTGAAGGTTATCTATTAAAATATATAGAAAGTGAATTTGACAGAATAAAAAAATTCAAAGGTGCTGATAGAGATGAGTTATTAAAAATAACTGGATATAATCAAGTAATAAAAAAAATTAAAGGAAAAGATATTTATGCAGGTGAAGTATTTGCAGCATTTGATAATTTATTATCTGATAAAACTAAAAATGAATTATATAAGTTAGCTGTTAAAGAAGATACAATATCAACATTACTTGAACTTTTAAAACAAAAAGATAATGCAGATTTAAAAAATAATATTCAAAATGAAATTAAAAAATATTTTAATGACAAAGTAAGTGAACTTAAAAAATATTATTATAATCCTATTAAAGAAAAAAATATATTCTCAAAAGGTATATATAAAAAACTTGGTATGGAGGTTAATAATCAAGCTGACTTAAACATGCTTAATGGAAATGAAGAATTATCTGATGTATTATTAAAAGCTTTTTTATATAATGATTGGATATATAAATTTGAAACCTCAACTTTATTATTTGGAGATATAGCTCAATGGGATCATTCAAAAGAAGATTGGACAAAAAGAATACCAGGTGGTACTTCTGATGGTATTAGATTTTTATTTGATGAAGGAACTATTAATTTTATTAATAACACATTTAACAAACCTACAGAAACAAATGCTACTTATGCTTCTGAACTTAACAAAAGCTTAAGTAAAGATAATATAGATTATAATAAATATGTATTTAGTGAAGTAATAAATACAGGAGTTATTAAAGATGCTACAAGAGAATCTATTTATATAGATGATTTAGTTGAAGCCTGGAGAGAAGATTATTTAAAAACTTTTAGTGAAGCAGAGACTGAAGAAAGAATCAAAGAAGATAGAGAAGCTTATGAAAAAATAGTTGAAAGTGATGGTATGGCTTTTATGACTATTGATGCCTATAGAATATTACATAAAGTAAGTGGAAGAGGCTGGTCAATGGAGCAAGAAAGTTTATACCAAAAAATTGTTAAAGGAGAAACTATTGATCCAAATACAGTTAAACAATTTTTTCCTATATATAAGTTACATTTATTTGGTGCTATAAAAAATAAGTATTTGCCAGCAATTGCTATGCATAAATTTGCTGTTAGTCCTTTAATACCAGGAGTGAATGCAAAAGAAGGATCTGAACTATATAAGTTGCATCTTAAAATGTTAAAAGATAATGTTCAGTATGTAACTTTTAAATCAGGTTCAAAAGGTTCTGAACTTACTAGTAATGGAGAAACTGATGATATTTTTGAAGATAAAACTGAAAATACTGGCATCAGTGATGATTTTACATTTACTATTAATCCAGTATACCTTGCTAACTTAAAAGAAGTTACAGTCATTAATGATACCTTTAAAGGAGGTCTTCCAATTGCTACACAAACAAGAGTAATATTAACAGACACATTATATGATAATGGAGAGTTAATTAATCCAAAAAATAAAAAAACATTAGATAGTTATAGTAAAATAGTAAATGACTATAGTGCATTACTTAAATTAAAATTACTTAATGAAATTGGTTTTACTGAAAAAGATGGAAAATATGTAAGCAATGGTGATTTTTCAAAGTTTATAAAAATTATCAGGGATAACTTAGATGAAAGAGATGTGCCTGACCATTTAATTAGATTATTAAATGCAACTAAAAAAGGTAATGCTGCATCTATGGATTTTTCTATACATCCTGAAGCTCAAACAATTGAAAAACTTATAATGAGTATTGTTCAATCAAGACTAATTAAACAAACAATTAATGGTGAACCTTTAACTCAAGCTGCTTCTACATTTACAAATGGACTTTGGAATACTCAATATAAAACAATTACTAAAGTTTCTGAAATTAAAAAAGTATTAGGTACAAATACACTGCCTTCTTACATACGAAATAAAAATGGTAGAACAGGTTTAATGAAAGTAGCTATTGCATTGCAAGGAGACTTTATTAATCTTTTAAATGGAAATGACTTACAAGGTAATAAAATTGGTACTATAACAAGATTAAATGAATTAATTAAAGATGATGCTTGGTTAGAAAAAAATAGACTTTCAATATCTTTATATGGTCCAAGAATTCCTAATGATGCATTAAGTACAATTGAAGGAGCTGAGGTATGGCATTTTCTAGATGAAAGTTATGGTAATGCTATTATTGTTCCAACAGAAATAGTTGCTAAATCAGGTTCTGATTATGATGGTGATAAATTATTTATGAGTATGCCTAATATTGATATAGAAGGTAATTATATAAATACCCCAATAAAAAACTTTAATAAAATATTAAAAGAAACAAAAGATAAAGAGTTTACTGGTACACTTGAATTAGGTGCATTAACATCTAATAAATTAATTAAACAGCAAGAAAAGTATTTACAAAATCAATACATTAAAATAAGTTTAGATATTTTAACTCTTCCTGAAAACTTTGCAATACTTACAAAACCTAATTTAACATATTTAGTAGAAAAATATAGTAAATCTTTAGAAAATAATATTGTAAATGAGTATAATAGATTAGATAATGTTTCTTATACTGATAGTGAAGTTGGTGAAAAAAATAAAAGTGCAGATGGAAAAAAAGAAGTTATAAGTCCTTCAAGAAATTATGATTATATCTATAATTTATACAAGTTTGCTGCTAATTTATCTTTAGAACCTTCATTAGGAATACAAGCTAAAAATACAAAGAATCATGTGCTCTTTAAAATGTTGGGTGCTAAGATGCCAAAGTCATATAAAAACTCTGTTTTTAATAAAAATTTACGTGAGTTTGAAGATGGTTTAATTGACATTCCTTTTATTATAAGATTTAAACACAACATTATAAAATCAAAAAATGGTGATGAAGTAATTTCTATATCAGGTAATAAGTCTCAAAAAGGAAATAGAATTACAGATCTTAATTCACACATGCTTAATGGTATTTTAGATAGAGCAAAAAATTCTTTCCCTTTTGTTTTACAACTAACTCCTGAAGGAATAGGTGTAATAAGTTATTTAATGCAAGCAGGTGTAGATGAAGAAGAAGTTTTTTATTTTGTAACTCAACCTTTAATTAGAGAATACTTTTTTAAACAAAGATTAGAAAATAGTTCTTTAAATCCATTAATTTCTACAGATGCTCAATTTGAAAAAAGTAATAAATATAATATTGCATCAGAAATAAGCAATAAAATTTTAAATACTTTAGCACCAGATGAATTACAAAGAATTATTAATAGTGTTACATTATTAAAATTAAGAACTACAATAAAGTCTTTAGAAAAAATATATCCTGCTGATGATGAATATTTAATAAAAGATAATAAAAAACAATCATCTTATTATACTTTAAATGAATTAATAAAAGGATTAAATAATAAAAAAATTAATCCATTAAATATTATCAGCATTAAAAGTAATAATAATGAAGTTGTATATGATATAGTAAAAAGTCTTGAAAATAAAATTCTTGATAATAAAACTAAAACTTATGATTTTAGTAACAACTATATTTATTTATCAGAAGTTTTATCTAGAGCATTATTTAAAGATGATATTAATATATCTGATTTAAAAGAATCAATGAATAATGATGCATCTTTAAAATCTTTGGCTTTATTTTTAAATTTTATTGAACTAGAAAAACAATATGAAGGTCTGGAAACATTGCAAATGATTTATGCACCAGATACTAGTAAACTTACTACATTACAACAAGTTATAAAAAGAATAGAACTTTTTGATAAATTAAAAAGAAATTCTAAAATAGATCAAGAATTTCTTACTGCTTTAATGAAAGATTCTTTGCTTTCATCTTTTAATCAGGATGCATTAATGATTGATTTAATCAAACCTTTATTTAAATTAAGATTAGATAAAAATATTTCTTCTTTTATTTCTGAAAAGTTATTAAAAGAAAGAGCTAGAATTACAAGAAAATTTGGTAAAGGTGTTAAAGGTGAAGAATATTTTACTTCATCATATAATAATGCTGTGGTAGATTATATATATCAAAACTATATGTCTAATTTTACTAATCCAGTAAATGGAAAACATATAACTATTCCTAAATTTTTAAGTTCTAAAGATGTTATAATTGATAATACAATAGAACAAGATGTAATTGTTGGAAAAAATATAATTGTAAATGAAGAAAAATTAAAATCAGATTTTGATAATAAAATATTTTTAAATGATGATGCTTTAGATATGTTTGAAAAAAATAAAAATCCATTTCAAACATTTTCAAGTTATGTAAGATATGTAATGGAAAGAGAAGTACTAAGAGATTCTTTAGTTGATACTGAAGTAACTGAAGAATACTTATCTGAAGTTGCTTTATTAAAAAGTTTTAATTCTCCATACATAATGGGAAAAACTAAATATTCATATTCAGAAAGTATAATGAATATTATAAATAATTTTGATGATACAAAAGTAAATTTTCCAGTTTTAAATCATATAATTTTAAAAAGTAATAAAAGAAATATAAATAAAGTATTAACTTTAAATAACAAATCTTTATTAACTAAAGAAATATCTTCTATTTATAATAAAAACTTAAAAGATCTAGCAGACCCTACAATAAATAAAGATAAAAAATCTTTAGAATTTTTTAAACCTTTTTCATTAATTCTTTTTTATCAACATGGTTTTGGAAACAGTAAATTAAGTATCAATAGAGTTCTAGATGCTAAAAAATTTACAGATGAAATGATTGATGCATCAACATTTTTTATTAATGATTTAGAAAGTAAAGATTTTTCTTTTGTTACTTTAAATAATATTTTTAGTAAAGTAATAGATGTAAAAAATAGACAGTTTATTGAATATACTGAAAATGCAGATCAATATAACAATCCTGTTAAAAAAGATATTGATGATGGCATAGAAATAGAATTTGATTTAGAAAATGAAGAAAATATTATTAAAACTAAAATTATATCAGATGATGATATTGCTGCATATAATACATATTTAGAAAAATCTAATGGTGTTAAACCTAAAGAATTTTTTACTCCTTCTACATTTTTTAAAGAATTTTATAATTCACAAACAGGAAAAAAAGAAAAAGCACCGCATAGTACATCATGGATTTTACAAAAAAATAATTTATATAATTTAGTAGATAAAGATGGAGGTGAAATTGTTATTGAAAATGTTGATTTAAAAACTGGTTATAAAATTACTAATCAACCTACTCAACCACCTATTAATGGTAATAAATTTAATAAGAAAAATTTATTTACTGTAACTCCTATACAATCTGTTGATAAAAAAGCAATTATTAAAGCCAGTATTGCTACTCAATATATAGGATTTGGTGAGGGTATACCGGGAAGTTCAACAGAAACTTATAGACAACAAGCAGGAGACTTAGCTAATACAGGTAATTATTCTGCTGATGATATTATATTTGTATCTGTTCCAGGTAAAAGAGGTACTGAATTACAACAAAAAACTCAACAAGATAGAACTATTAAAGAAGCTATAAAAGCTATAGAAGCCGGAGCTACTATTCTTACTGATAATAAAATTTATATAGATTTTAATAAATATAATACAGGAGAACAAAGACTTTATAAGAATATGGAAGCTAAAGGCTATAACTATTCTGAAATTACAGTTGATGGTCAACTTATTGGTACTTGGAGTAAATCTACTCAATCATCTACTAGTGTTCCTATTAAAAAAGAACTTGAAGGACTTAATGAAGCTAGAGAAGTTTATGAAAGTCTTTTTATAGCTACTGGTAAACCTCCAATAACTTTTACAGTAGGTGTAAGTACATGGAAGTTAAATAAAAATTTTAACTATGATTTAATTGATCAAGATACCGAGGAAGTATTACTAGCAAATGTAAATATGGTAACTGGTATAATAGAAGAAGATATTGTAGAATCAATACCATTAACTGCAAAACAAAAAAATGATTTTATTAAAGATTTTGAACAAAAAGTTATAGCTTATAATTTAGATGAACTTCTTTCTTTATTTAATATAAATATACAAGATGTTTATAAAAAAATAAATAATGCAACTACAAAAGAAGATTTAATTGAAATAGAAACAGAAATAAATAACAAATTATGTCAATAGGAAATTGTATAAATAGAAATTCAAAAGAGTATATAGATAAGTTAGCAGAAAATAATGGTGACCAAGCTGCTACTGATAAATACTTTAACTATGCAGATGAGGATGAACTTTTATTTGATATGAGTTCAGTAATGGAAGAAGGTGCTACTATAGATCAAACAGAAGTAAAAGAAAATAAAGATATTTCTGCTGAACAAAAAATAGAAATACAATCTTTAGTTGAAAAAATAGAAGTTGAACTTAAAAAACAATTAAGTGCTTTATCAGGTCAAAAATTTAAATCAAAAGAAAAAGAACTTTTTACTTTAAAAACAACTATTGAAAAATTAAAAGTAGAAAAAATAAATGAAGACATAGATACTATACAACAAATCAAATCTCTTGAAATATTTGTTGATGATACATTAAGAAAATTTAGACTTTTAAATAAAGATTTTCAAGATTGGATAAAACTTTCTGCAAAACCAAATTTATCAGATACTCAAAAGAAAAATTTAATGAAAGATTTTTCTCTTATTTTAACTAGAATAAATAACTATACTATACTAGATGCAATTGATAAAGCTGATATTGATAGCTTTTTTAAAGGAGATAAAAATACTCTTTCTCAAATGGGTATAGATATTAATAAAATGACTCCTCAAGCAAGAATAACAGAATCAATTGCAATTAGAGATAAGATGAAAAAAGATCTTAATAAAAGTGCAATTCCACTATTAGCAAGTTTTATTTTAAAATATAAACCAGAATATGGTGATGCAAAAATTTTAGATCAAATTGAAGCTATTGATAAAAGAATAGAAGATACTAGAAATTATCCTAAAAATAAACCAGAATATATTGCTAAAAGAGTTAATGAATTAGAAGCAACAAAAAATAAACTTTTAGGTTTTACATTAGATGAAAAAACTTTAATAGATCAACTAACAAGTACAAATATTGATGAATCATTTTTTAATTATTTAGTTGATCCTTTAATAAGTTCAGAAGATAATGTAATAGCATTGTTTGCTAAAGCAATAAAAAGTGAAATGGAAACTGCTAGATTACAAGATATAAAAATTAAAAATGATCTTTTTAAAAATTATTTAGAACCATATTTTAAAACTTATAGTAGAGCTACATCAATTAAAAATTTATATTCTGGAATATATGAAGAAATAGATACTTTTAAAAAAAATGTAGATTATGATGAAAATATAAAAGATAGTGAAGCTTATTTAAAAACTACAAGACTTGCTTTTGTACAAAAATATGATATAAATAAATATAATACTGAAAGATATAAATTTTTTAAAGATTTAGGTAAAGAACCTACTGAAGCAGTAGCATTAATTGCATATAAAAAGAAAAAAAAGGATTGGTATAACGCTAATACTACTAGTGTAGATCAAAGTATAAAAGATGCTGCTATAGCAGAAAAACAAAATGATTTAGTACAAGGATTTATTGATGAAGATACCTTTAACAATTGGGCATCTAGTATAGATTTTAATAGTGAATTTATAAGACCCGCAGATAAATATTTAAATAAAAATTGGACAAGTTTGTATGATGCAAATGGAAAACCAAAAAATGAAAAAGGAAGATTGCATGAAGGGTTGACTAAATTATATTTTGAACAACAAGAAAAATTACCATCTTCAAAAAGACCTGGTTATTATGTACCATCAATTCCAAAATCAACTAATGAAAGATTACAAACTAATATAATTCAAGGTACAAAACAAACATTTAAAGAAGCATTTAATGTACAAAATTATGAAGATGATTTTGGTAACTTATCTGAAAGTTCTGCAATTGCAGGTGAAGGAAATAAAAACTTACCTATATATTTTATAAGTGAAATGTCAACTGATATTGTATCATATGATTTAGGAGCTAGTGTATTACAGTTTAGTGCTATGTCTAATAAATTTGATGCATTAAATAAAATACATGCTGAAATTAATTTATTTAAATTTGCTATAGGTGATAGAGTTGTTGAAAAAACAGACTCATCTGGACAAAATATTTTAGATAGTTTTGCTAAAAAATTAGGATATAATCTTCCTATAATATCAAAAGGACAATTTGATAATAATAGTAAAGCTCATGTAAATGCTTTCATTGATATGATTATATTTGGTGAAACTCAACAAGTATCTAGTTTTGAAACTCTTGGTGCAAAATTTGACTCAGGAAAATTAACAAATTTAGGAATTGCATATTCTGCATTAACTTCTATTGCTGGAGACTTATTAAAAGGTATTGCAAATAATTTACAAGGAAATATTCAATTAATAATTGAAGCTAATTCTGGAGAATTTTTTACTAAAAAAAATCTTTTAACTGCAAAAACAAATTTTATATCTGATACACCTGCTGCTCTTGGAGATTTTTTTCAAGGTAATGTAGCTCCTAAAAGTTTTCAAGGAAGACTAGTAGAACTTTTTGAACCTATGCAAGGTGATTTTACAGATGAATATGGAAAAGTAGTTTCAGCTTCTGTTGCCCGTAAACTTATGAGTACAAATACATTATTTTTTAACCAACATTGGGGTGAATATGAAATTGCAGTTAGTAATATGTATGCATTAATGCATGGAACAAAAGTTTATGATATTGAATCTAAAAAAATAATTGATCTATATGAAGCATATAAAAAATATATAAATTCTCCTGAAGGTACAAATTTAGAAGGTAAAGTAGAAATAGTAATTCTAGATGCCTATAATGCACCTATAATGGAAGGAACTGAATATAAAACATTACCTTTTACTGATGCAAGAAGACAAGATTTTCAAAATAGATTACATGCATTAAGTAAAAGAATGCAAGGTATTTATAATAAGTTTGATAAAAGTACATTTCAAAAATATAGTATAGGAAGACTTATTCTTATGTATAGAAAACATATGGTTCCTGGTTTTAAAAGAAGATTTAAAAAATTATCATATGATATTGAACTTGATAGTATGACAGAAGGTTTTTATAGAGTATTTTTAGATACTGCTGGAAGAGACTTAAAAAAACTTAAATTTAATTTAATAAAAAATTGGTCAACTTACAGTGCTTTTGAAAAAGCTAGTATAAAAAAAACAATAATGGAACTATCAATAATATTATCTTTAGTATTAGCTTTATCATTACTTACAGGAGATGATGATGATGATGAAAAAGGATATTTTATGAATTTATTTGTATATCAACTTACAAGAATGAAATCTGAAACAGCAGCATATGTAAGTATAAAAGATGCTTACCGTCAAGTAAGAAGTCCATCTGCAATGTTAACATCTGTTGATAGAGTTATAAAATTTCTTGGTCAATTAACTTCTCCTTTTGAAGTATATGAAAAAAAATCAGGTGTTGTTGAAAAAGGAGATAATAAAGCATGGGTTTATTTTAAAAGAATGATGGGCTTTAGTGGTTATAATTTTAATCCAGAAGAAGCTACAAAATTATATAAGTCTATATCAGAACGTTAAAAAAAAAGGGAAAAACATAATGTTTCTCCCTTAATTTATTTTTACTTAGAAAAAGTCAGATAAATCTTCTTCTTTATTTGTATTATCTTCAGTAACTATAAAATCTAAATCAAAATCTGAATCTGAAGTTTTTGTTTTGTTAGGATTTTCATCTAACAAATTTAAATCTGCAAAATCTTGTAGATTTTCTTTCTCTTCTTCAGACATATCTTTTTCCATATCTTTTTCAAATTGCTTATGAATTTCTAATGAAGGTTCTATAACTGCATTATGAAATTCTATAGACTCAAATGTATTACCATCTTTATCGGTATATTGCAATATAGATTCTTCAGGTCTGTCTAAAGCTAGTTCTTCTATTTCTATTTCATCATAGATTTCTTCTTCATCATTTGCAGCATATCTGATATCTTCATCTATCATATCAGCCTCCATGTCAGCAATCTGGTCTAACAAACTAATCTGATTAGGATCAATTGCATATACTATGTCTTCAGTAACTATAACTTCATCTACAGGGACCTGTGCAGGTTGACTGCACACTGGAAAATTATTTACAGAATTAATAAAATAATGTAATATTCTTTGATCCTCCATCCATGTTTTAGGATGAGACTGCTGTAATGCTAAAGTAACATAGTTATAAAATGCCCATAAACTATTATTATCTGCAAACACATAACTTGGTTTATCCATTTGCTGTCTTACTATACTAGCTTGTTCAGTAGTAAGTATTTGATATTCAGCAAATAGTATTCCTAGTAACTGTGCTTGTTTTCTTTTAGTCATACTGATAGTTTGCATAATATTTTTATCAGATACTAATTGATTATAATACATGTGTGCATTAGTTACTTGGTCAGTAATTGTAGCTATTGTTTCTGTGTCAGCTGTTCCTGTATGTTTTCTTGCCCAGTTACCCATATCTCCACATACCATCACAGTGCCGTTAGTATTTATATAAGCACCAACACCACATTTAAATCTTACTTGTTTGTTATAACTATTAGTCCATGCAAGCATCATTGATAACTCTTGGTCAGTTCCATAGTGTAATCTATAAACTCCTTGAGCAATCTGCCCATCAGCAGTTGCTCTATATTCTTCTCTTTCAATTGTAAAACCTGCATTAATTAATGCTGTTTTTGTGTAATCCATCACATTTTCATGACTAATAACTGTATATGTATCAGCATGTACCGGTAAAGGAATTCCTGTTAGGTAATCCCATGTGCAATCTTTAATTTTCTTTGGCATATTAAAATAAACTTAATTGGTTTCTATTAGGCATAAGCCCTTCTATTTCTTTTTTTACTTTTTGTATGTAGTAATCATAGTTAATATCATATTCAGAAAATTCTTTTTCTTCATAATTTATAAAGATACTTTGCATCCACTTTCCAGCCTCTATTTGTATCTCTCTATTATCTGTATTATTTTTCTTAACAATTTTACTTCCCCCATTAGACATATAATATCTAATAGTGTGTTGTATTTCATTTACACTGTAGTCTCCATCTTTAATCACATGTTCCCAAAAATTCCAATCTCCTTTTATTTTTACACCACCACAAAAATCAAATATGTTTTTGTTAGCTTTAATTGTATCTATAGGTTCAACACCATTTACAAAGAACTCATGAAGAGCCATTGGTATAATTAAGAAACTTTTATTTTTATGAAGAGCTAAATCTTTAAACTCAAATCTACCTTTACATTTAGATTTACCATCTGCTGTAACTGCAATATAGTTATTTACATCACCTAAAACAATTTTAGTATAAGTATCATGTTCTAGTTCTAACATTGTTATTTTTTCCCACTCAGCACATATTTCCTTATACTTATCTACTTTGTTTTTTGGTATTATAGTCTCCAAGCCATCAGTATTTTGCATTATAGGAATAGCTTCCGGAATCCCTTCACATATCATCTCATATAACATAGTAAGACTAAGTTGACCATTAATAGTAATCCTCATAGTAAACTCAGGATCATATAGAAAACTATTAGCATCATTACTAAGCCCATAAGTAGAGTTTAATATAATCTTATATACATAATTCTTAGGATCTTTTTTAGGAATCTTTTTTCTTTCTTCAAAAAACCACTCATACAGGTTACAAAATTCTTCTCTTGGTAAATGTGCAGGAGACCATTTGTTTCTAATTGCTAAATTTGGATAAAAACTAGTAACATCTGATGTCATAATTACAGTATCTTCAGTAGAGTTATATACTTTACTAGTTCTAGCACCGTGAACACCACCTAAACCAAAATCAGTTTTAACACCTTTATAGTTAACAGAGTATTTAAATCCTCCTTTAGTTTCTCCTGGATATAAAACTACGTCCTGGAATTTTCTAAGAAGATTTTGGAAACTTGCTGTCTTAAATTCTATATAAGGTAGTATAATATCTTTAACAATTATACTTGGTCTACTAGTTCTCATATTTTTAAGTTCCCATTTTGGTATACCAGTATGCTTATGTAAGAAATGCAAAAACAACTCTTTAGATATCCTTGGTTCTGAAGCACTAAATAAATTAATATCATATTCTTCAGTTAAAGTTTTTCTAAGAGCAATCTGTTCTTTACTTAAATGCATTATGGCTTTTGTAGACTTAACATCATTTATACAGTAACTTATTATACTTTCTATTTGGTCTTCTGTGATACTACTAGCATGGTGTATTGGCATATCTTTTATGTTTAGCCAATCCATAGTATATTGTATCCATTTCAATGAACTTCTTTTTGCTGGATTATCCCAATGATTTAATTTAAAAACATCTATTTGTTTTATATGTAAATCTTTAGGACTAAATTCAGAAAATTTATTTTCATTTTGATTAGTTATTATTGTTTGTGCTTTTGCATAAATAAATTTTGCAACAGTTTCTGCAGTTTCACTTAATAACTCATATTTATTTCTTATTATATATTCAGTAATCTGACTGTCAAAACTTAATCCATTAAAGGATACATGCCATTCATCAAAAGAAACATTTCTTTCTAAGAATTTTAAAAGTTCTACTATATCATTTCTTGATTCATGAACAACAAAGATATGTTGTTCTTCAGAATTTACAGACTCAAACACTCCAAGGAAGCAGTTTGATAAAGTCTCATAATCCATTACCCAATGTGTTCTCATAGGCTATTATTCAGTTAAGCTGTTTCCCCATTTAGTTAATAAAAAAAGGGTGAACAATAATATCCACCCTTCACTTTTGTTTTTTAATTTAAACTCCTGCTACAGGTAGATCTTCTATTTCAGTTTTAATCATAAATGCTTCATAATCAAATGTTTTAGCATTAACAGCAAAAAGATGTATTAAATCTTTAATTGCTATTTTGTCTTCAATATAAAATTCTTGAAATACTTCAATTTTGTGACGTTCTTCTTTAATTTGTCTACCATTTGGTCTTGTACTTTTAGTAAACATTGGATCTCCATTGTCATCCATTCTAGGTAACATGTGTAAACTTTGTTTAGTAATTTTAGAAATCACCACAAATACTTTTGTTTCTGGATCCATAATACATTCAACATAAGGACATGAATCAGCTATTGGAATCATTCTAAATGTTTGTTTTTCTTGCCAAGTTGATTGGACTAACATCATTGTTTTTTCTGTCATTTTTTTAATTTTTTATAAAGTTAATATAAATTATTTTAAAACTTTTAATTCTGTTACATTATTTATTAAAATTGTTAAAGTTTCTTTTTCTAAATCAGGTTTATCACATAATTCTCCTACTGTTTCTAACATTTCATTATCTACATTTAATAATACAGCATAATCATTAAAAAAATCTTCTGGATACAAATAACTTTTAATATATGCATAGTTTCCTGAATTTTTATCAAAGTAATTTAAAATTTTACGTTTTAATTTTTCATCTAGTTTACTATATTTTCCATCTATAAATTTTTTCCAATCATCTATTAGATCTGAAAAGTCAAATATAAATAAATTAGAATTATTATCTAATTCAATATGTTCAACTAGTCTATTATGTTTTAATAATTTTTCTTTGTTTAAATTCATATTTTTAGTATCAGACATTTCATATAAGCATATTAGTTTCATATCTTTATAAGAGTGAGTATCATTCAAATTAACATAAGTTTCATTTGGAATAATAAAAGTTCCTCTTTTGATATCTAATAATGGATATATAAATATCTTAGACTTTTGGAAATACTTTTTGTAAATTGCTTTTATTGCCATATATTATAATTTTACATTACCTAATGCTAAATCATATGGAAGATCATATTGTTTGTTATCATAGTGCCATCTAATCTGTGTTACTATTTTTTCAAAATCAATTTTCCATTTGCTTAGACTTTCTGAAGACACTTGATATGGGTAAACTTGATTGTATTTGTCAATTACAATAAATGTAAGTTGAACATTCCAATCTTGTTTGTCTTTTAAAAACTTTTCAGAAGCTAACATTACATATATGGTACCTTGTATCCAATACTTGTAATAGTCAACAGATTCTGGAAAATCTTGTATAGACTTACCTGATGTCTTTAAGTCATTTATAAATATAGTTTTTGAATTATGATCAACAACAACATTATCTAAAACTCCTTTGAAACCAAATGGTAAATTTTTATCAGACATAGATACAATTAATTCATTGTATACTTCTATATCATCATCTTCTTGAATTTTATCAAGTTGTAATAAAGCTCTAACATCATCATTAGCTTTTATAACATCTAAACTTTTTTTACAGTTATCTAAGATTATTTGATCAATTACTGTTTTTCCTAAGCTTAGTTTTAAAAATTCAAAATACTCATTGTTTTCATCAGTAAGAATTTTATCAAGTCTTTGTTGATCTGTTTTTAGAGATTGATGTAAGTTAATTGTAAGTAGATGTGTAAGTATGTCTTTGGAATAGTCTTCCAAAGTTAGTGTATTATTTTGATTTACCAAATAATTTCTAAAAATATTATCAATTATTTTTTTATTGTTTTCACTTGGAATCTTACTAGTCATTACTGCAAACTGATTATCAAAATTTAAAGGTTCTAATAATAAACAGTGTAAGACCCTCCCTATTACTAAGTGAGAGTCTGTACTATCTTCCTTTTCTTTTAAAACATAATGATTGTAAAACATCCTTGGTGAAAATAATAATTTATTTATACTGCTATAACTAAAATTAAATTCTTTTTTATAAAAGTTATCTAGTTCATTAGAACCAGTCGATATCTGTAGATTCATTATTTTCTGTTTTAGATTCTGTTAATATTTCTAATTCTTTTTCCTCTTCAATTATTATTTCAATTTCTATAGGTTCATTAACAATTTCAGTTATTAATTCATCTTCTATAACTTCATCTAATTCTTCTTCTTCTAAGTTTTCAACAATTGAAGGTTCATAATCTTTAATAACTTTATAATTATAATTTTCATTTAATAAACTTAGAGTATCTTCATTTACTGTTATAGTCTGTACTTTAAAGTAAGCTGAGTCTCCTCTATTTTTTATTTCTTGGCCATAGTTTTCAAGTAATATATCTACTTTATCTTTAGTTAAAACTTTTTTATTACATAAAGATTCCATTATATCATCTAAACTAGTGTCAATATATCTATTACTTTTACCTAAATAACTTAATAAAGATTTAAAATTAACATGATTTTTAGTATGACAATTTCCTATTGCATATGAATGATTTTTAAATATCATTTCAATATATAATAAACTTTCTTTATATTTAGAATTAGCCAGTATCTCCATAGCAAGAATATGATTATCATCATCTGAACTACTAAACATTGTAGATAATTGTATAAACATATCAGCATCTATTATAATAGCATCATCACCATTAAGTTGATCTAATAAAGAAGATTCATCTATAATTTCTCTATCTTTAAGACTATTAAAAATACTTAGATATTCTGTAGTTACATCATAAACATATTCAGAACTACTTTTTTTGTTATTTACATAATCTAAGTATGCTGGTTGTAAAGAATAACTATTAAATTGTGGACAATCAGTATCTGTAAAATTTCTTGCCGTAGACCAATCAGTTAAAATATATTCTTCTGTATAAAATTCTAATGCATTATCTATTTTACTAAATTGATAATCATCCATATCATTTTTATATGTCTCAAAAAATAATTGTACAAGAGGTGTTGGAATTTTATATTTCCATGAAGAACCTGTCATTTTATCTTTTGTTTTAGATGAACCAAATATTATAGTTGCTTCATTTACATCTCTTACTGTACGGATACCAAATTTAGTAGCCAAGTCTTTAAGTTTTATTCTAGGAATATTAACTCCTGGTAAAAAATAAAGTTTATCTCCTTTCATAGGAGTATATTCATTTTTAACAATATTGAAAGCATCAGTACTTGGGTCAAAATAATTTGTAGTTTCAATTCTTACATCAACATTATCTAATGTTGTATCTGAATATGTGTATTCAAAATTTAAATATAAATATGCCATTTTGTTTTATATTAAATAAGGGAAGTTTTACCCTCCCTTATTATGATTAATAATTAATTTATTTTACAGCCATTTTTACAACATCACTGTTCATCATCAACTTACTAAACTTAAGTTTATTTCCATTTACAATTTCCTTAATCATATAATATCTAAGGTCATCAGTAAATGCATTACAATCTGTAGTAAGTTTAATTAGTCTATTAGTAAATGCATCTGTAATTGTATTCTTCTCAGAATAAACCAAAGAATAATTTATTACTCTGGTAGCAATAATACTAGATAAATCTGCTCTAAAATCATCATCTTTACCTACAGCACCATCTAATGCTCCCATTACATATGCTTCATCTTTAGTCAAGATATCTTCCGGAGAAATAATTTTATCTAATTTGTTATTGATAAACATAGTAAACATAGAACTAAAGTCTGGACCAACTGAGCCTTCACCAATCATTTGGATTAAAGGTAATTCTTGTTCAAACTTATCAATAGAACTAATAGCATTAAAGAATGTAGTTACTGATCTTGGATTAATCTTTTGTGTGACTAATTCAGGATGCATTAACATAAAATTTATACATCTACCATCAATATTTGCGGTCTCAGCCCACTTAGCCCATACTTTTACATCATACTTAAGCTCACATGAGATAAATCTTGTTTTCTGAGCTACATCAAGACTAGTAACATTATAGTCACCATTGTCTGGATTAGTAGTTAAGATTACATGCCAGTTCTTAGGAAGTTTCCAAGAAACATATTCTTGTCTATCTAAAATCTCCATGGTAGCTTGCATGAATCTATGGTCAGCTCTAGTATAATCATCTAATACCAAGAATCCACCTTCACCTTTGCCTTGAATCCATTCAGGAGCAGCATGAGACATTCTTTTTCCTGATACTTTATAACCTTTTGCAGTAGCTGCATTTATCTGAGATTCATTAATCCAGGTAGTCTTACCTTCAGCATTTGTTATTTCAAATTCTTTTACAGGAAAACCAACTAAGTCACCTAATTCTTCTAACTGAGATAAATTAAGTTTTACTACTTGCATATCAAGTTCTTTACCTAACTGCATAATAGCAGAAGTTTTACCAAGACCTGCATCTCCTTCAATATTAATAGCTACAGGAACCTTACCTTCCTTTTGAATATGTTGATTGTTACCAACCATGTGCTTAATAAATCCTTTTAATTCTTCAACATTTAATTGTACTTGACTCATAATTTTTTTTTAAAGTTCTAATTTAATGACCTTACCTGGAAGATCTTCATTCATACTTGATCGTTCTGACAAAACCCAAAGAACATTTCCTTTTGGTGTTACAGATGTATAACATTCACCGTCAGTAAAATATACTAAACTTGTATATAAACCTTGGTTTTCATTATAATATTCTAAGACAGGATCAAACTCTGTTCCTCCTCTTCCTGATACAGACATTTCTAATTTACCTTTGTAAGGTTCAATAGAATTAATTCTAGTATCACATTGTATAACTGTAATATCTACACCTGATTTATGTATATGGTGTATTTCATTCATAAACTCTTGTAGTTCATGATCACTTACTGAACCAGAAGTATCAATACCCAATAACATATGCTGTTTCATCTTAATTTTAAGACCAGGATTTGCATCATATCTTTTATTTTCTTTTCTTCTAACTTTTTTAGTATAAACTTTAGTTGAAATTCCATTAAATCTTCTGATATATCCTTTCCAATCAAACTTGGCAGCAACAACTTCTTCAAGTATAAGAACACCTTCTATTTCTCCAGGTACATTACCTCTCTTCTTAATTGTGTCTTCTTTTGCATCTGAGAGTATTTTCTGTACTTGTTTCTCAATAAGCTTTTGTTCAGCTTCTGTAAGATTTTCAAACTCATCCCAAGTACTATGGTCAGGCAGATCAGCACCATCACCAGCATCCATTTGATCACAAAGATCATCATACTTTTCATCACCACTTGTACCATTTGTATCTTTCTCATTCTTAGCCTCTTTAAGCTTATCATAATAATATCTACAACCTGCTTTAGTATCTAAATTTAAATCAGGATAATTATTAATATCAATACCACCAACTGGTAGTAAGTCATCACTAATATATTGATTTATTTCCATATCCATAGCAATATTTGCTAATCTTCTATCACTAAATTTAAATACTGTAGTTAAGTGACCAAAAGCAATATGTAAAAGCTCATGTTTAAGTAAGCCTAATCTATGATCTTCAGATAAATTTGTCCAAAAATCTTCATTTATTGCTAATTGGTAATTAATACCATTTTTACAAACACCAGCAGTTGGTATTCTTTTATTCCAAATTTTATTTAGTTTAATGAGAAAGAACCCATAATAGGGCTCTTTCAACATTAAATCTTTTCCTGTTTTACTTAAAGTATCTTCTCTAGTCATTATCTTTTATTTTTACATTTATTTCTAATTTATCTGTAGGATAACCCATATTATATAAATTATTAGAAAGTTGATTAGTAAATAATTCTAAATATAATTCTATTGATTCTTTACTACATTTATTATCCATTAAAGCAGAAAATACTGTAGAAGAGGGTAATCTATAATCTGTACTATCAAGTTTTAAAACATTTTTTATTAGTTTAAAAACTTTTTTACATTCTTTTTCCCATTCTTCAGCAGATGTTCTACCAAATTGGTATAATACCAATAAGTCACCTAAATGTTTTTTATGAGCATAGTTATTAAGACAAGAAAAAGCAATTATAGCATTTTCTTTATCTTCAGAAAGTAACATATTCAATATGTTTTTAATTTCTTGTTTGTTTAAAATCATATTATTTATTTGTTAAAGTCCAAACTAAATCTTGAATTTTTTCAACTATAGTATCTTTAAGTTCATCTGTAAGTGTTTGCAATTTTAAATTGTATATCCACTTATATAATTCTTCTTCTGTCATAATTTTGATATTACTAAATAATTTGCATATGCATCTTCATATGTCTTGGCCCATATTCTGTAGCCATCAATTATAAATAGTTGTTTTTCCATTAGTCTTCTATTTTAAATAAATTTAATCCCAAAATAACTGCGTCTAAAGGTTTTTTAATAGCAGGATGCATGCTTCTAGTATCTAGTATTAAACCATCTTTTCCATCTTTATCTTTAGTTCCAAAAGAAACATATATCTGATGACCATTATATTTATCTTCAGTAAGTATATCACCTCTTTTGAATAATGAACTGTCAGGTATTTGATACTCTCCAGTTACTTTTATATAACTACCTTCTTCTATTACAGTGTCTACTGTAAATATGTTATTTACATCTTCCATTAGTCTTCAATTTTTAAAGTTTTTATTGCCCATTCTTTAGGTTTACCTGATGATATCATATCAACCCATTCTTTAGCAGTAGGAATGTAATTATTACAGTCTTCTTTTACATGTTGTTCTCCAACATATCTAGTGTATACAGTTTTACCATCTGAATTTATAAATGAGTTACCAAATACTTTTTCACATTCAAATATACCTTCACTATGATGTCTAAACATTCTGTGTTTACTGTGTCCTATCCAAGCCTTAGTTTCATCAAACCAATCATGAATAAGTTGGTAATCAGATAACTGACCACCCCATTTTCTAACTGAGGATTTGCAATGTTGCATTGGATGTGCCATTATTCTAAACTTTTACTAATTAAATCTCCATCATGTTCAAATTCTTCAGTATCAGTAACATAAATAGTATTAGCTATTTCATATTCACCTGACGGAATTTTAATAATCATTACTCCATAACCACCATCATTATTCCACCAATCTTCTAAATCATTTAGAATTTTTTCATTTGCAAAATCTGTTAGTTCATCTTTAAGTTCACCATCAAGATTTGCTAAATAAAGAACATCTTCTCCATGATTAGACAAATTCATAATATTATTAAATGCAGCTTCTTTAATTGTAGTATATACAACATCATCAATATCTCCTGAATCTCCTCCACCTGAATAGAATATTTTAATTCCCGTAACACCAAGGTCAGCCAACTTTAATAGAAGGCCTGTCATTTCATTTTCTGTCATATTATTTTGTTTTGTAAAATCTGCCAAGGATATTGGCATTTAAATAATTTTCTTTCTCAAGCACTTCATACTTAAACTGGTGCTTTACTTCTTGATAAGTTAATTCTGTAGCAGAATAACAAATTAACAAGATCTCTCTTTTAATAGTAACTCCTGCTTTGTGAGCTTCTTTTAATTGTTGATTACTACTATAGTAATTTTCAAAATTAGCTTTTTGTTCTTTAGTATATTTCTTTAACCTTTTATCAGTAACTAATGCTAAAGCTTTTTTACCAAGTTTCTTTTTTACATTTGAAAAGAAATTCTTTTTACCAATATAGGCATAAGTATTTCCATTTAATATCACTGACATGTGATAGATAAATCCAATACCATTTTCAGGTATATTTGTTTCAGTAAACTTTTTACCTTGGTATATCCAACTCATAATGATTGTTTTAGTAAAGGTAATAATATATCTCTAACTTTATCAATTCCATGTTTTGCTACTGAATCAGATAAATCTTTTTCCATAGGAAGAACAACATAACTAAAATTATATTTATGTTTATATCTTTCAGCAGCTTTGATACCAGGTTCATCATTATCAAACAATACAATTATAGATTTATAACTTTTACTAAGTTTATTAATTATAGTTTCTGAAATCATAGTATTCTCACTGTCTGGTGCTATACATTCTGCATTAGCTATTTTGAGTTTTTGAAATACCATAAGATCTTTTAAAGAAGAAGTTATAATTAAATAATCTTTTTCATAACTTATCTGATCAAGACCTTGTACATAATTTTGTACTTTAATGAATTTTTTATCAGAATTTTTTGGCATATAAACTTTATACAAAGAACCATCATTTCTAAAATATCCATAAGTATATGGTCTTTCAAATTTAAATAAAAGTATATTACCATCTATATCTTTTTTTTTCATTGTAAAATACTGCAATGGTGATACATTATAATGCTCAAGTAATTTAGAACCAATTTTAAATCTTGTCCAATATTGTTGATCTATTGTATTCCAATGTCTTATTTCATGGTCAACTACTTTAAATTTATCATGAATTTTAAACTCTCTTTTTTCAAAAAAAGTATTATTAGCAAGAAAGTCTTCATAATCAGAAAGTATTTTATTTACTGCATTAGCCCTAGTTGGCATATTATATAATGCTTTAACTAATTCTATGCTATCTCCTTGAATACCAGATGAAAAATCTTTAAACTTATAGTATCCTGAAATTGTATCTGTATAAATACACATTGAAGGTACTTTATCTTTTGAATTAAAAGCAGATAATATTTTAACATCTTGTCCTGTGAGTTTTTCTTTTAAATTTAAATAATTTTCAAAAACCCATTCTCTTGGTACATCACTTAAATCTGAAATTATGTGTTTAGTTGAAATCATAATATAAATTTTAACAATAAAAAAGAGGAACCATTTCTGATTCCTCTTATAACTAAATTTTAATTAGTCTAAATTGAAATCAGAACTTGATTTTGTAGTTGTAGAAAAATCATCATCATCACCAAATTTCTTTACTTCAGTAACTTCTAGTTTTTTAAGATGTTTTGCTTCATCATATACTAAAACTTTACCTTGTTCAATTTCACCATAACTATATTTTCCTTTTTCTGCTTTAGCCAAATACATATCATAATTAGTATAACCAGATTTGTTTAAGTATTCTTTACCAGCTACACAAAATTCTAAATACTTATCTTGAAAAAGACCTGCTTTATTAAAAGCATTTACAAAATCTTCAATAGTTTTATGTTTATCATTTTCTCCTACAAACCATTCATTAAAACCAAGAGTTTTAGATAAATTTTGTAAGAAAATTAATATTGATCTGTCTCTCTGAATTTTAATTCCAGATTTAGTTTCACCATCTGCAAATGCATATTGACTAGCTTTTACTCTACCAATTTGACCTTCATAGTGTCCTTTTGACTCATCATCTTTATCAATCATAAATCCTTCAAAACCTGCAATTGGTTCAGTTTCTACATTTAAAATTAAATGATAAGCATTATCAAGAAATCTAAAATCTTCTAATACAAGACTATTAATTTTTAATAAATGATTGCCTGGAGCAATTGTTTTTACTCCTCCTGAGCCTGTGCCCAAGTCTGTTGTACTTAATCCCATTTTTTTTGTTTTTATTTTTTATTAAATTATTATTGATAAACAATATCCTATTACAATAATAGATACTATAACTGAAATTACTTGTGCTGTTGAATCAACACCATCTGGTTTTTTTTCTTCTTGGTTCATTTTATTTTTTTTTTATTTATTACACATATATTTTATCCCAGTGAAAAATAATTTCACCTTTGTCATTCATTTCAGAAACTACTATTTCTTCATTTCTTAGGTGTTCTGGTCGTGCACCACAAGTTACTTCTTCACTAGTTTTAAAAGATAAAATTGTTTTATCACCTTTTCTAAACATATATCCTATTGCATCAGCATTAGCACATATTAAGGATTTAATTTTACCAGTTAAATCTATGTTAGCAGCCATTACCATTTCTCCTTTATCATCTACCTGTTTGTCTTTAATATGACCAGATAAAATAATATGGGGTGCTAAGGTATCAATAAAATCTAAAACTTGAAAAAAAGCTTGTCTTAAATATAAATATCCTGCACCATTAGGTAAACTTAATACATTGTCTCCATCATAGTTTTTACCCATAGATGTTTCTTTGTATAATTTTATTGCCAAAGGCATTACCATATCTTCTAATGCAGTTACTGTATCTATAGTAAGATACTTATATGGATTATTTGCTTCTTTAATTGCTTTACCAGCATCTAGAAGTTCCTTAAGACTTGAAATTTTAATTTTCATAGCTTCTACATAATCAGAACCATTTTCTAAATCCATTAATAAATTATCTTCTAGACCAGAAAAAGCAGTTGTTTTTCCTGTTTTAGGTTTAGAATAAATAATTAATCTTTTAGGATTAAATCTTGTTGGTTTTTCTTTTTTTGTTGGAAGTACTATACTCATTGTTTTTCAATTAAAGTATTTAACCATAACTTATTACTAACTGGTTTTTTCCACATAATAGCAGCAAAGTCAGTAATAGACATTTCAGATAATAAAGCATCTTCAGTTATTAAAACGTCATCAAGTGTAACTTCTTTCTTTGAAAAATTTTCTTCAAAATCTGGAAATATACTTAATGTTGTTTGTAGTTTAGGAACAGATTCTTCTTTTTGACTCTCTTGTTCTTTTCTTTTTTCAAACAAACCATAAGTAATTTCACTTCCATCAGCAAGAACAACATTTAATTCAGATAAAGGAATTATAAATGCATGATAAGGTTCTCCTTTAGAATTACTACCTTCTTTTATTTCATATTCTTCTGAAAAATAAGGATTATATTTAAATTTAAATAAATCTCTGTTAGAGTTAGCAGGTGTAAGATCCACATCTTTTCCCTGACTATCTCTTACAACTTCAATAAATTCTATAAAAATATCTTCTCCTCTTTTCAATTCACTTTCAAATAGTTGTATTTGTTTTCCATATTTTCCTTTTTGGAAAAATGCTGTTTTTACAACAAAGAAAGGATCATTTATTTTGAGTTTATTAAACCTATCAAGATGATAAGCAAATAACTCTCTTTCTTTTTCTTTTCTATTAAACATATATTATTTTTAAATTGTTACTTTTTTTGTAGCTTGGGCAGGTGTTGCTATTTCTACAATTCTCATGTTAGTTCTATCAAGTTTAAAAAAACTTAATCTTGTAGTACTATTTCTAGACTTAAGAAAGTGAAATACTAATGTATCTTCATCAGATATAATAAACCTCTCGGGACCATATTGTCTTATTTTTCTTATAGAAGGTTTATTTATTCCAAGAACTACATCAGCATGTTGTAGTAAAGCATCTGCACCAAACAAATCAGAATCTAATACATAATTTCCATATTCACCATCACGGGCTCTATCAGCATTATCAATATTTCTATTTAACTGACTTAGAACAACAAATGCAATTGGATATTTTTTCTTCATCATAGTTAGGCCTTCACCTAATGCATATAACATTTCAAATTTATCTTTTTGACCTTTGCCAACTCTAAATAAAGCAGAATGATCTATAGACACAAGCATATTAGGATATGTACCATCTTCTTCTTTGTATTTTTCCATTTCATAATGAATGGTAGAACACATTTCATCAACTGTACAAGCATCATAAACTACATTTATAAAATCTTTATCCTCATATTTGTGATAATAATCAACACATTTTTGATAAATTGCTTTATCTACTGGTGAACCTTTACTCATTAATGTATTATAATCATACCCTGTATTCAGACTTAATTTTCTTATACCATTGGTTTCATCCAACATTTCAAACTGAAACTTTAAAACTCTAAATTCTTGGTCAGCATTGTTATCTATAACATCACTAATTAACTGTTCCATAAATAAAGTTTTACCTGTTCCAGGTCTAGCACCAACTACGGTGATAGTTCTCCATTCTAATCCATCACAAAAAGCATCATTAAATTTTGGCCATGCACTCTTAAGTGATTTAATATCACCATTTCTTCTTGCTTTCATTTTCAGAATAGCCTTTTTTAAAGAGTCTCTTTCACTTACAGGCACCAAAGGCCTTGCACCATTAAATAATTCTGCCATCTTAATCTAGATTAGGTTTAATTTGAATTTTTGCTATATTATATAGCGAATGCATAACTGTAATAATTAACTCTATAAAAATATAGTTAAGTACACTTATATTAATAACTAATAAATCAATCAACATAAAAGCAATCACACTCCCCACTATAGCAATCATAAATAACTTTGTTCTTTTACTCATACTATTCTTTCTTTAAAATATACTTGTTCCTCATCAGAACCGTTTATTATTATATCACAATAATTTGCTAAATCAGACTCATATGTTTTATCAATTCCTTGTTTTCTTATAAAATATTGTGCAGTTCTCATAAATTCAAAATTTCTTATGCTAAATTCATCAACATACTTTTCTGTAGCTGCAATAACAATACTCCAATCATAATTGTAATTTTCAAAGAACCATCTAAAAGCAACTTCAAGGTTTTTTGGATTAACTCTTGCATATTTGCCTGAAGACAGTTTTTTATTAGGAAATATTTCAACATATTCCTGTATTTTATCTAAAAAATCAACTCCCAATAAAGTTTTTGACGTTTTCTTTTTGCTACTTTTAAAGTAACTATTTATTTCTGTAACAAATATAATACTTTTATTTGTTAAAGTCAAATTTTTATTTAACCAATTATCATTAATTAATTTTTTTGTTTCTAATTCCCCATTAACATAAGAATTTGGTATAATATTTTCTTTTATACAATTTAAAACATAAAAAGAATTAGGTGTTATTTTATTTTCTGCTAGTTTAATAAATATTTCTGTCATTGTTAAATTATATTTTTATGTTTATTTTTTTGTTAATCTATTTTTTTATTATATTTGTTAAAAAATTATATTATGCCACAAACATTTACAGAAATAGCTGATAATGCTATTATAGACATTAAAGTAAATAAAAGTTTTTATTTTATGTTAAAAAACTTAGGTTTTACATTATTTAAATTAATGAGTAATGAAGAAAGTAATATCTTTAATGAAATTATGCTCAAAAAAGATACTAATTTACTCCCAGATTATAATGAATTATCTGAACCACAACAAAATTTTTATACAATAATGTTATTGTTAGCAGAAATTGAAAAAGAAGCTATAAAAAATAATTTAACTCAATCTAAAGAAGTATTAATGCCTGAAGATGAAGGATTTAATCCTGAAACTATTCAAAAAGAATTTGATCTTCCAGATCCAACTATTCAAGGTTAATATTATATATTCTTCCAATTTCTATACAAGCTTGTATAGTTAACATTATTTCATCTTTGGAACAATCTGCAAAAGATTTACATACTGTTTCTTCACCAGTACTATAACATAGTCCTGATTGTTCTTTTACTAAAGTTTTCATTTCTTCAAATGTATAACCAGATTCTTTAGCTAATTCTCTTATACATGCATATACTTTTGCAAGTTGTGCAACACTTTTATTGCTTGTTGCTAAACCTATAAATATTTCAATTTCCTGGCCTTCAGGAAGTTTTTCTAAAAATAATTTATAATTTAATTTTGATTTATCATCTAGATAAACTAACTTTCCACTTTCTTTTATTAATTTTGATGTAAACATAGTTGTTTTTTTTATTAAATATAGTGATTATATGTCAATTGTAAAGCAGCCAAGTGCTAAAAAAAGTAATACTAATATAATATTAGATTACTTAGAAAAATTTCCTAATGCTCCTTCCAGAACTATTGCTAAAAAAATCTATAATGAAAATTCTGCATTTTTTACAGATGCTGAAAATGTATATTTTAGAGTTAGATATTATAGAGGACAAAGTGGAAGTACAAATAGAAATAAATTAAAAAATACTAAATTTCAAAAAGAACTTAAAGTTAAAGTTATGATACAAAAATTACAATTACCAGAATCACATACAAAAACAAGAAATTCATTTACATTTCCGACTGGTTGCAAAAAACTAGGAGTATTTGGAGATGTCCATATTCCTTATCATGATAACACTGCTTTAGAAGTAATGTTTAAAAAGTTTGAAGAAGAAAAAGTAGACTCTATTTTTATTAATGGAGACTTATTAGACTTTTATCAACTGTCTTTTCATGAAAAAGATCCAAGAGAAGTTCATTTTAAGGGTGAAATAGAAGCAGGAAAAGAATTTCTTGCATATATCAGAAATAGATTCCCGGATATTCCTATTTACTACATTACAGGTAACCATGAAAATAGATTTGAAAGATACTTAAGAATAAAAGCATCTGAACTATTAGACATAGATGAATG